TGACGTGTGCATCACGAATGCCTCGTATAGGTCGACATAACGAATATGGACGTCATGGTCAAAACATGCTCGAGTGATTGGCTTGCCATTCATCAATGGCTCGATTACTTCACTGAACTTCATTCGAATACCTCCCAATCGTCTCGCAAAAACAAAGATGCATCTACAAAGTTGCCGTACTCATAAGTTGACGGGTTGGTAATTACTCGTTCACCTGTTGTGCTTAACCAGACCATCTCCGGAACAAAACGAACAAACTCACAAACCTGAACGTAAAACTCTTCTTCGGAATCTACATCCATTTTCCTAATGTCAGGAATCGTCAATTTTTTTCCATCCAATAGAGCCTGCAAGGCTTCATGACCGGTCATTCGACCACCGTCCAATCGCGCGCCAGGACATCGGTCCCTGTCAATGTTGCGAAGCCCTTCGAGATCCATTGGTTGCTCCCAGTGAGCTCATAACGCATCAGCGCACCTTCGACGAGTCTGAGTTTCCAGCGTGCTCCATCACGTTGCACAGCTGCACCAGCCCGAATCGATTCCAGGATTGTGTCGAATGTCTTACGCGTATAGCCGACGTTCACACCTTTTCCGCAGATCAGGAAATAATCGACGCGAAGCGATGGCTCAGTCGATAACCACTTGTTGAAGCGTCGTGAGTCAATGCCATGCGATGCAACAGCCTCGCGACGGTCGATTCCCTGGACAACCATGTCTGCGACTTTGGCGACGATGTCTCTCTTCTGGTCGAGCGTGTGCATGACGTCTCGTGGTGTCGATTCGCCACCATGACCAGCTTCATTAAGCCACTTGCTGATGATGGCCCGTGGCATTCCGATTTGAGCTGCTGATTTGCTGATGCTGTGTCCTTCAGCCATCAGTGCGATAACCTTCGCCAGCATCTCAGCCTTCTGTTCCTTTTTGTACATGTTTACCCCTTCAAGTAAAACACCAGGCACATTCGGCGGGAATGTACCTGGTGCGACAGCGAGTGTGAAAGCGCAGAAGTTACTCGCTGGCGTCTTCACCGAATGGGTCTTCGATGTCGTCGGTCTTGATGGTTGGCTGTGCGATCTTTGTGAGTTTCTTCTTTGCACTCACTGGAGCGACCGACACGATGGCATTCGTCATGTTGCCGCGTGTGTTCAGTTTGGCGTCGACTGTGACCATCCACTGCTTTGCGAGCATGTCGTCAACGTCGAGCTGGTGAAACTCAGCCTGTGTTAGGCGGCGTCCGAGCATACCGTCAAGAAGCACCGTGAGTGCCTGTCGGTCGTTGCCGTATCCCTGACGGGTGTACTTGAAGAAGCGGTAGGCGTTGCCGTTACTGTCGCCATACTCTGTCGTTTCGAAAGTGAACTTGAAGTTCGGAAGCATGACGTTCGGGTCATCGTACGAAGGACGGTCAACCGACTCGAGGTTCGCCAAACGACAGACGTATGCACCTGCTGGTGCTGCTTCAAACTGTGAACTGCCATCGCTGAACGATGCAGATGAAAAGAATCCCATATCTCGATACTCCTTTGGTCATAAGACCACTCTGTTGATGACAGCGCTGGATCAATCACCAATCCAGTAAGTTATTCTCCCAGCACTGCCGAGTTGACATTACCAAACATCAAACCATCTGTCAAACATTTAGTCGATGCTGTTCCGTGTGCCAGCGTTAGCGCCCGGCACGCAGGAACAGTTTCGACTTATACCCCTAAGCCAGCACGCGTCTAAACATGCTGGCAGGGGGGTTTCCAAAGGGGGGATTTTCCTGACCTGTTCCCGTTTTCTTATCCTTAAGGGCGGAACAGGTCGGGAACAGGTCGCGGGAACAGGTCAAACGCCTATAAAAGGCCAGTCGGACGGTACAGTTTTGCGTTTCGTGGACCCTTGTCAAACGCGACTATTCGACTCGCTTCAAGGTCCGCAAGTGTGGCAGCCACGACCGATTTTCGACCGCCACATAACTCCGCTAGACGTGATTGTGAGATACCTGGTGAATCGCTGATGAGCTCGATGAGTTTCGCCCGAACTTCCTGTGTGATGGCTTCTGAACGCGCACCAGCGTCGAGCGTTCTGACCTTCGTGAGACCTTCCTCGTCGCGGATCTCGAATGTGACATCGATGGCGTCCTCGTCGCTGATTAGGCGTCCCTTCGTGACGTACATCCGATACAACCCGTTCGCCTGCTTCTCGACCGAATATGCCATGTCAGCAGCTGCGACAATCTCCGCAGCGCCTCGCATACCTTCATGCTTGACTGTTCCATCGGTGCCACCCTTACGGTTGTGGTGAGCGATGAGCACCGTGATGCCGACGTCCAACAATTTCTTGAACGAATCGTAGAGTCGACGCATCTGACTATTGTCGTTTTCATCGAGGCCATGAACGCGCACCAGGGAGTCAATCATCACCAGCCCGATGTCGTTCGCCTGACAGTGACGGACAACCCTCTCGACATCGAGCACATTGTCGAATCTGATGCCGACACGGTTCAGGTAGCCCATTCCCTCAGCCGAGCGCATTCCGAGCTTCCTGAGCCGCTGTAGGACCTTCTGGACGCCCATCTCTTCGTCGATGTACAGCACCTTAGTCTGCGGAATGTCAAACTCGTTCAGCCACTTGTCACCGTAGACAGCTGCGCGAATGAGATCGCACATCACCCACGTTTTTCCACTGCCCGGAGGACTGGACAAATAATGCAGACCGCCAGTCGAGAGGATGTTCGGAATCAGCCAGGACTGTGCTCCGAGTTTGCCTTCCTCGACTTCCATGCGCGTCCAGTCCCACACCTCCCATGGTGCGATGGTCTCACCGCCCGGCAGGTCATCTGGAACATTACCCTGTGCCCACTGCACCCAGAATCGTCCAGTCGTCTCGAGGATGGTCTCGTGCTCGAGTGCTGGTTCACAGTAAGTGTCAGACCACCATGTACTGAACACGTTCGCCTGGTCAATGCTGAATCGCTTCGCCCGGAGGAATCCGAGTAGTGTGACCAGCGCATTGTTTCGTCCACCGAATGGTCCACCTGATGCTGGATGCGGTTGGAACAATCGGTCCCAGTGATGCTCACCGTGAGCTACGACGCGAGCATGCGTCGACATGTCTCCGGCCACCATAAGCCGGAGATCGTCTAGTGAAAGTTCTTCCATCTAATCCTCTATTCCGAAAAGTCCTGCGTGTCCAGCGCAGTCATCAACAATACACTGACATCTCGAGCATGGTCAACCATCCCCATCACTCGCATCTGTTCGACACCGACGACAGCGTGATTGAAACAGTAGAGCAGGTAGTCGCCGTGCTTGTATCGACCCAGATTCCAGTTACCTCGGTCGCGCTTCGGGAGGTCTCCCGCTTTCGCGGCGATAAGCAGACGCGACCACTCATCACCCCATGGATGAGCGGTTTGTGTCTCCTTGACGATTCTGGAGGCTTCTGTGGGGAACTTCGCGAGTTCGACGAGTTTCGGGAGTTCGCGATTCTTCCAGTTTAGAGTTCCAGGAACTCGTAGGATTCTTGACGGGTTCTTGCACTTGATGTCTGCGGCACTCGAGAGTGAGAGCATCCATCGTTCAAGCAGCTGCACGAACTCGCGTTGTTCTGTTGGCTTAGTCCCAATACCAGCCACTTTGAGTCTTCGGTAGCAGTGGAGTCCCTTGCCTGATCTGACAGCGACTGTAACTTTATCAAGCGTTGCAGTCTGGTCCAAACCAGTAAGGTCATCGATGTCACACCAAAGTACACCAGCAGTATGGACGTCATTGTCCCTTCCTCCTTTGCGCCAGCGTGGCAATACGCCGACGTACACGTCATTTCCTTCGTCGCTCCATTGGATGCACGCCTCGCCGATTCCAGTCCAGTCATCGACTGTTCGCGGAAGCTCATAAAAGCGCATCTGATTTCGTCCTTGATTCAGACATCGAATCTCGACGAAGCCATCAGGATATGGCTCGAACAGCCATGACAGAAATGTCACGGCCTGCGATACACGATTCATTTTTACCCCTTACAATCCCTGCATGTCCAAGCAGGTTCCGACACATTACCGTAAACAACCGATTCAGCCCATCGAGATAATCGACGCGTATGGCCTCGACTTCAAGCGTGGTAATGCTCTCAAATACCTTCTCCGCGCTGGTTCTAAACATGGAGAAGAAAAGACCGACGACCTACAAAAAGCCATCTGGTACCTCGTCTGTGAACTTCACGGCATCGAGATCGCAGACGAAATCAATGAGCATATCTCAGCTCATCCCGCTTTGGATGCCTAGATACTGGCATGTGGCTTCGACTGCTTCTTCCCACGAGTAAGCGACGACCCAGAGGTAAGCATCACCGACAGACTCACGGAAGGCGATTTGACCTGGCGTGAGTTTGTTTTTGCCTGCCTTCATTTCGATCCACATTCCGCAGTTCTGTCCCATCTGGACTGGAATGAAGATGTCCCAGACGCCAGCCTTGAGGCCTTCAGACTTTAGTCGACCGGCAGTCGCCTTGCTTCGATATCCACCGTTTGGAATGGCGTGAATAGTGTCAAGGCGTGGATGTCGTCCACCCATCACTCGGCACCAGTTGAAATAAGCAATCTGATGTTCTGATTCTGTCATAGTTCAATCCCTTCCAAAGTCTCGAAGAGGACCTGCGCTTCCGGAAGTCCGCGAAGTTTCTCGAGCGCTCGCGACTGAATCTGCCTGATGCGCTCGCGTGAATATCCGACCAGGAGACCGACGTCCTCGAGCGAGCGTCCATCGATGAGGCCATCAAATCCGAAGCGCAGCCGGATGCAGGCCATCTCGCGGTCTGTCAGATGTTGCATCAGTTTGTACAGCTGCGCGTAGAGTGCCTCGCGGTCGAGAGCATCACCAGGCTGAGGAGTATCGGTGGCTACGTATTCGGAGAATGATTGCCCGTAGGCGTTCGGTTCATCGAGAGACTTGATGTCGACACGCTCCATCGAGGTGATGTCAGACAGATACTGAACATCGAGAGTTTTGAGCTGATGGCGAAGATACTTCGGAAACTCATCGATGCGCGACTGTATCCACTCGAGCAGTTCCGGCATCGATGGCGATTCGCCGTGTTTGAGGACGTATGCCTGGCGCGAGATGCGGATGTGAGTGATCTTCGCGATGACGTGCGAAGGTAGTCGAATCTCGCGACCACGATTCTCGACTCCTCGACCGATGGCCTGTCGAATCCAGTTCGTGGCATACGTGCTGAATCTGTAGCCCTTGTTCGGGTCGTACCGCTGGATGGCGTGATGTAGTCCGAGCATCCCATCAGTCATCATGTCTTCGTGAGTGCATCCACGGCCCTTGAAGCGTTTCGCGATGATGGAGATCAGGCGCTGGTTGTACGTCATCAGTTCTTCGGTCGCACGCTTGATGTCTCGCTCGGTTCCTGCCTGCACCATGCGACCTAGAAAAAACTCCTCCTGTGGAAGGAGGAGGTCTTGACCACTGGCGAGTCTACTGGAGCGGTATTGGCTCCATGTGTCTATGCGCTTAGTCACGAGCGGCCATCGCCTGATGTGCTTTGTGGTCTGCGCTGTTTGGCGTATTCCAGCTGTGAGCCATCGCACACGCCATCCACGTAAACATCACGACCAGGACGAATCCTCCTAGAGTCTGGATGCGTCGCTGTGTCTTCTTCCTGCGCTCGCGCTTGAGCTCACGCTGGGAGCAGATTGTGCAGATGCGATGACCACGGCCATAAGGCACAGCGTTCGGGCGGTTGCATTCGATGCAGGTTACTTTGATGTCCATTTGAGTTTTCCTATTCCTTCTATTGTTGTTATTCGGGGAGTGTTTGTCCCATGCGTTTACACAGGATCCATTGAGCGACTTCGTATTCAGTCCGACCGATGGCATCAGCGATGCGCTTGATGGTCGACTGCCTGACAGCATGTCCACCGGAGAGCATCCGACAGACGGCTGATTTGTGGATGCCGAGCTTCTCAGCGATTTCCACTTGTGTATGTCCGTAAATCATGACCTCAATATTCCACACGTTGACACATTATGTCAACCCGTGCTAGGATGTTTATGTAGTTGGACGCTACATCGGAAGGATTAGGACAATGAACCAGGAACGGATTGACCTGAAGTGGAAGTGCGGACACACCGCCTTCATCATGGTCGGATATTCTCAGGCTGACCTGCGTTACAAAATGGCCATGATGGCTTCGACGCTCGAGATCTGCGCTAGTTGCGAGAACAAACTTGCAATCGAACGCGCGTGGAAGGTCACGCAGATGATTCTCCAGCCGACACCAGTCGCGCTGAGCGGGTCAGAGAAACAGATTGAGTGGGCTCGCTCGATTCGCACCACGAAGTATGAAGCACTGGCACATGTGCTTGACTGTCTCCGCCATGCATACGAAACACGCCAGGATGAATGGCCAGCAATTGCACAAGCAATTACACACGTGGTCAATGACGTGTCTATTTGGCGGTCTTATACACAGTCCGGCGCCATCATCGACAGACGGAACATCAACTGGACGACAGCGTTTAGGAATGCCTTGAGTCGGGCAGGATTGTATTTGGGAGGATTAGGATAATGACAATGTCGGAGACAATCGGTGCAATCGCGCCGGCGCTTGTGAAGGCACAGGCGGAAATCAAACCAATCGTGAAGGATTCGACGAATCCAGCGTTTCGCTCGAAGTACACATCGCTTGATGCCATCATGGAGGTCGTTCGACCAGTGATGGCGAAACATGGCCTGTTCGTCGTGCAGTCGGTGCTGGACACCATCGATGGAGAGCACAGCACGAGCATCACCGTCGAGAGTCGCGTGATTCACAGCTCAGGCGAGTGGATCGCTGGAGTCGTTCAGGTTCCAGTGATGCAACAGACCAGCCACGGATTCGGCAGCGCACTGTCGTATGGTCGACGCTACAGCCT